TACGAGATGCTCAGGAGTCTCGTGGGCTCGGAGATGTGTATAAGAGACAGGGAGTGGGATAAAAAATACCGCATATCTGTGATATTTGAGATCCAATTCCAAGCCCTTTTTCGTCACCACTAAATGAATAAATAATCATCTTTAAAAGATTCATTGCTTTCTCATCTTTTACATGCTTTCTTAAAGCTTTGATTAGTTTATCATGCGGAATACTTTCAAAAAATTTGCTAAAATCACCTACGAGGATATATCCTTTATTGCCATATTCTCTGTAATATTCATGTAAATGCTTATCAAGTTTTTTTCTGGTAAAATCCACACCTTTGCCTTTTACAGAAGCTCCATTGTCATAAATTAATTTTGGATAAAGAATTGGTTCTAAAATATAATCACAAATAGCCCTTTGGATAACCCTATCTCTTATTGATGGGGATTTAATATGTCTTATTTTACCTCTTTCATTTACATCAAATTTAACAAATTTATCTGGCTTATATTTTTCATCTCTAAGTTGTTTTCTTAGTTGATTGAGATTATAAAACAAATTAGCTTCATAACGTTGAATAGAGCATTTCCAATCAACACCAGATTTGCACTGTTGAAAAGCATCATATAATACATTCAAATCCATAAGTGTTCCGTAATATTTATAGTCCATATTTATTTAAAATAGTATACGTAATAGCATCCAGACATATCCGTTTGCATCATATACAGTATTTACCCATATGGGACGGATAAGATTTCCTTCGTAAAGTGTGCGTATACATAAGGTATAAATTGCACACTATTCAAATCGAGGCCGAACACAGTAGTTGGCATTAGACGCGTCGCTGTGGTTGGCATTGCCATTGTTGTTGCAATTGCAGAAATACGACGCAGACGTACAAACCTTACCCCAAATATGTTTACGAGTTACTTTTTTCTTTTTCCATTTTCTTTCGCTTTGCGTTATCGGACTGCCTCCAACCTTTTAGCAAATCTACTTCTTTTTCTACAGAATCCAGAAATGGAATAAATTTATTTAAATCTGTTCCAAAACATGCTGTGATATATTGCAATTCTTGATACAATGTATAACAGTTACATATTGCTTTGTTTTGAAACCTTCTTCGTTCTGCATATTCTTCGTGTAAAAAGTCCTTTGAAGGATAGATTGAATTTGCAGATGTGATATTTTCTACCAGTTCTTGCAGAAGTTCCACAATTACTTTTCGTTCGTATTCCACAAACCACTCTGGATATTCTGACTGGAATTCATACTTTGGAGATTTTCCATATTTTGCAAAAATTTCATCTATTGTGTTCTGGTCTTCTTCATCAATATTTTTGATAACCTTTGTAACGGAACGTGGATTCCGTTTTGTTCCAAAATCGCGAAGAAGCCAATTTGTTAAATTGACTCTCATTTTAATGGCATTTTTATAAAATTCCATTTCAGAGAGATTTCTTAAATTATTTAATACTGCCATTTTTATTTCCTTTTATCTTTTTATTAAAACATCTTCCATCCGCACCCATAAAGGGTGCAGATTCCAGATTCGCTACGCTGCGATTACGAAGCGAGGCCGAACACAGCAGTAGGCATCAGACGCGTCGCTGTGGCTGGCATTGCCATTGTTGCTGCAACGGCAGAAACACGACGCAGACGCAACATCCTTTAGCCAGTACCATGCCGAACGATTATTTATTGCTGAAACAGAATTTGCGAATAACTCAAATTGATGATTTGCATTTCCGGTATCATATCCAGAGGAAGACCAAACAATTGAGCCGTACACTTCGATTTCACTCATTAATACTGCTTGGACATCTGCCCAAGCCCAATTATTTGAGCATCCATTTGCCGTTCCAAAACGGTTTACTCCAGTTGCGTTAATTGCATTTGAAAGTAATTCTCTTGTTGTTTTTAAATGAGAGCCAAACTCTGCATATAATTGTTGGTTTATTGTCGCTCCATCTGCTGTAGATCCAGCCGTAGCTACATCTCCAATAACCTTTTTATTCATCTCACTTCCAACATAGCCGCCTTCTGTTGTATTTGTTGGATTCATTCGGTTTCTGCCAAAATGCTGTGTTCCACCAAAGCCTTGTCCAGGTGCCATTACCAAGTGGTGATATTGCATTGAAATATTGTCACCGTTACCGGAAAAGCTATCAATTCCAATAATAGTGACATACTGCGAACCAGTAAGCTGTAATGAAGAATCTAGATTTTTCGCGGATATTGGTCGGCTCATTTTAATGTAATCGCCTACAAAAATATCTTCAAAAAGCGAATAACCATCCGTACCATTTAAACGTTTCCAGAGTGAACCATCGTTGTAATAGGTGGTAATGTCTTTTAGAGTGGTTCGGGGGATGTTGTGATTAATCTGCTCGATTACAAATTTACTTTTGAACCAGCTGTAAATTGTGGAGAATTTCATTCGTTTGTTCACTTTCCCTGTTGCATCATACAGCATTACTTCGTCATTATCTGCTAACGTATCTTTTGTTGTGTATTCTGTCCATTTTGGCATGTTGTTGCCCTCCTTTAATTATTGGTTTTGATGTTTGATCTGCTAAAAAAGAGGATGATTTCTCACCCTCTTTATACTGATTTGTCTAACAATTGTTTGATTTCTGCAAGTTCTTCTTTAATGCTTTTTAATTCCGATTTTAATTCTTCATTTTCGGATTTGAGTTCCTTTATCTTATCGTGGTTAAATTTTATCATAGCGAACATGGACGGAATCATAATTCTGTAATTCCAATCCTCGGGCTTTCCGTCTGGTAAATGGTTTACTGCAATTGGAAAACGCCTTTCCATGTCCTCTGCAAGGAACATTGGCATTAATTTATCATATCGGCTATCGTTTTTATCCAAATACCCTTCTTTGTATTTCGCCCAAACAACCTTTACACGATAAAGCTCTTCCAGTTCTTCTTCTTTAACAGTTGTACGAATTGACTTATACCGCCAAGAAGATGAAGGGACTTTTATAACCATACCTTGACTATTGACTCCTAAATGTGTTCCGTCTGTAATAGCACCTAGGTTTTCAATACAAAAGAAATTACTTTCATCTCCAAATTCACTAGATTTAGGACTGTTTTTAATTTTTACACCGCCATCAATAACAAATCCGTTTCCATTTGCTTTTAGATCAACGCCATTTATGGTTACCATGTTGTTTTTCGCATCAAGTACAATGGCACCGTTTGCAGAGGTTAATTTTCCATTTGTTTTATCAATCTGCCAGTTTCCAATTTCCCCAGTTAGTGACTTTACGCTTCCAGAAAATTCACCTTGGTTAAAATGAACGCCTGTATTGTCAATATATCCAACCTGTGTGCCGCTTGCATTCAGAATGGAAAGTAACCCATTTCCGTTATTTGAACCGCCAAGTTTCAATGTACCTCCATGTGCATAGGTGAATGAAAAATACAATTCTCCATTTTCCATGTACATGCCCTTTATTGCACCGTTGTTTGTAAGCATATTGAACACTTGTTCATTTGTGTAAGCATATTCAAGCTTTGGCATGTAAATATAGGTATCAAATTTTACGCTAGACCCAACTGATGATGTCAAGATTCTCAAACTGTTTAAACTATCATTTGGTAAGCTAGATAAAGTTGTTGTTACTTGCAGTCTTTTCCATTCAGTTGTAGTTTTAGCATTTAATATTGTTTTACTTCCAAGATACACATATACTTGTGTTGCAACACTAGTTTTTATCCAAAACGAAAAAGTATAATTTCCAGTAACTTTTATTGGCTTATAATTTTTCGTTCCAAATTGTGCTCCAGTTCCGTTTATTTTGATTGCATTTTTACCGCCATCTACATCCTGAACTCCATACTCATATGTATATGCACTCTGTGTAGACCAATAATCTTTAACATTTTGTTCTGTTAGATAATAGCCTTTAATAATATTGTCCGATGTAATATCTTGGACTTGTTTTACGACTTCTTCCTGTGCTATATCAGTAACGCTTTTATCTCCTAATGTAAACTGTGAAGCTGCTATTGTTACTGCACCAGTGGTTTTGTCAATGGAAAAAGTGGTTTTTCCATTTCCATCAACAACCCTAATTCCTTTGGCTTGCACGTATTCACCATTTACATAGACATTTCCATTTTCATCCAAGTAAATCCCCTGTGCCTTGCCGCCATTGGTAAGTTTGTTGAAAATATCGGCTTGTGTCTGTCCAGAAACTGCGGTGCTGGCAGAAGAATCTGCAATTTCCTTTACTGTTTTGCCTTGTAAGGAAAAAGTTTTTGGAGCTAGGATGACGTTTCCTTTGCTGTCGATTTCTAAGGTTACGTTCTTGTCATCATTAATGACTTTTAGCCCACGACCATTAATTCTCTCACCGGCAAGCAATCCAGCCAGAATATATTTTGCATTGATATATACTTTTCCGTCCTCGATGTAGATTCCCTGTTCTGTCCCGCCTTTTGTGAGTTTATTGAACACTTCATCCTGTCCAAGACTGGTATCGTAATTATCAATTGCATTTTTGATATCGTCTTTGTCTGCGTACTTGAAGTCAATCCAATCGGATGCAGTAAAGTCACCATTAATACGATTTACAAAAGAAGTTTTGAGAGAAGCCTTTCCTTCACTATTGGTTGTCACCCACAAGTCGCCTTTGTAATATGGTGGTTTTGGCTGAACCATATAGACAGATGACTTCCCATCTATCTTGTCTAACAATTCATTTGGTATGGACTGTGGTTGCCAGATGCCAGATTTGTATATCCACTGGGTGTTATCCGTGGTATTATGCCAAAGATCGCCTTCATGCTCTACCTTCTCAGATTCCCATACCAAAACAATTTCATTCCCGGATTCATCCAGAATCTTGTTTCCGTCAATATCACACCATGGATATTCCTCTGTTTTTGTCCATTTTACAGATGGATCGTTTGGCTGATACCAAGTCTCAATTTTCCCGTCTATCTGCGTCTTTAAAGAATTAAGTGAATCTTTAAAAACACCATTGATAAATAAGTCTAAAGAGCTATCATCCGTATACTTTGAAGCCTTTTCCCAATCATCCACTGAATAAGAGCCGCTTGCTCTGGCAACCTTACATCTCATCAAGTCACCATTAGAGCCTTGCGTCCATAAGTCTCCAATGTCATAAGGTGGCTCTGGCTGAACGACGAATACTCTGCGCTTATGGTTTGCTGTGTCCTGTGCTTTTTCTGCGGCGGCAAGTGCTAACGTGATATCAGTATCTTGCACCAATTGCCATTTCCATGTTGCCCCATCTTGCATAAAACGGTAAGCATATCCCTTGGATTTCCAGTAAAACAAGTCACCCTCATGTTTCTTTCGTTCTTCGTTTGTAGTCCATCCAGAAGCCGGGATATTCTGTAAGGTTGGTTCATAATCATAAAAAAAAGTCTCAATCTGTCCATCGATTTGAGACTGCAAATTATTGATATCGGTTGTGTATGTATTGCTTATAAAATTATTTACTTCTGTTTCTGCTTTTTCCTTTGCAATCGCATTAACATCTTTTCCCTTGATTTGTACAGAATCTGCATTAATAATAACCCTTCCTGTTGTTACATCAACCAGGAAATTTGTATTTCCATCTTTGTCAATTGCTTTAATAGTTCCTGTATTGATCCAGTCAGCATTAACGCCTGTGGCAGTAAGGATTCTGGCAATTACATCACCATCAACCGTCATACCGCCATTCCAATGTTGTCCGCCATCTGTAGAAACAGCCCACGCTTCCGCAGTCATTTTCCATACAATATCAGAATCGGATAACTGTGGCTTGTTGTGAAGATAATAAATATTGCTTCCGTCCGGCTGTTGCTCTACGGTAGTATATACGCCAGAGGATTCCGCTAAACGATTAGACAACTCCTCTATAGCTTTTTCTCTGGCGGTACGTTCATCTCTTAAATTCTTTTTGTTTTCTGCCTGTACTTGTTGATTAAGGCTGTATTGTTTCTGCTTATTCCTAGATACACTCTTAGCACTGCATTCAAGTTGCTCAAATGTGCCTGGATTCAAAGCAACAGAAGTTAGGAAGCTCTTGTACTGTTTCCCATTTCTGTCGGAAATCTCAATGGTGTCACCAGCTTCCCATGCAATATTGGTCAATGCGCCTGTGGTAAACGGTCTGAATTTCATTCCAACACATCTGTCTGAAATAATCTTGCAGATTGCTTCTCCTGTTCCCTCTTGAATTAGCTTATTATCACTTATTTCGATAACGTAGCCAGATTTCCCCGACTGATATGTTTTCGCTTCATTTTGAGAAGAATTTTCAACGTATTCTGTAACCTTTACACCTGTTATTTCAAGATCATACAGCCATGGAGTAAATCCGTTTGTTTGAATTGCTGTAATCCCAGTCTGCATGATAGTAATGATTTGTTCACCAGTGGTATCTAATATGTCGTTACCTTCTACATCTTTCCATGGAGTTTCCACCAAATCATAAAAATTATCCGGGACTTCACGTTCATACCATCCAAAGCATAAGCGACCATATTCGTCACATTTCGCCCACTGGCAGCCCATCTGCGCTACCCATGCAATTACCTGTCGGAAAGTAATGCTACTATCGTCTGGTCGATTCTGAATCACAAAATCATCATTATCAAACCTTGTAGATTGAAGTGTTACTCCGCACACATTGCAAGCATCCTGGATGATTTGTAATCTTGTTGCCGGATAAGTCAGTTTACTTTCTGAATAATCGCGATCAAATAATCGCATGGAATCTTCGCAAGTTAGACTGATAATTGCTGTGTTCTGATATGGTGCATCTGTTACTGTCATGGTGCAGATACGGATTCTTTCAATACCAGTAGATAATTCAAGCCCAATATGGCAAACGACTCTCGCTCCGTCCCAGATGTAATCTGTGTACTTGCCAGAAAAGTTGTTGATCTGCAAGGTCAGTTTATTTACGATAGCTGCGCCGATATCAAAAGAACCGCTTTGCGATACTGCATCCTCAAATTTGAAGCCATTAGACCATAAGTCTTTGTCGGTAATGGATAATGTGCTTCCGTCCGTAAAGGTAAAATCTGCATATTTCAGATAGTTACGGTTCCCACTATTCTGTTGTTCTTTAAATTCCGTTGATAAATTTCGCATATCTTACCTCTCGATAAAATCAAAACTAAGTCCTTCCATGCGCTCATTGCCTATCCACCAACACTTAAAAGGGGATTCCCTGTCGCCAACATAAAATGTTCTGGTTTCGTGCTTATTTGCAGATAGCAAGTCTGGATATGTGACCTGTATGTACTCTGGATTTACTGCCTGTATAATTTTGCAAGCAGTGTCCCAATCTGGGCCATTCCAACCTACAGACAGCTTTCGCTTCTGTCCAACTCTGTTTTTGTGCATGGTCGTATCATCTGTTCTGCCGGATTCTGATGCCGATATATCCTGTAATCCCCATGTAAAAGAAGAAGGACAGGGCATTGCTACCCCATCCACTTTTAAAAATGCTTCTGCCATATGCTAACCCTCATGCAATCATTTTTGTTGCTTCGCTTCGGATAAATTCTTTAATTTGCTGATATCCCCATCCGCAATTAATAAGGCTACTTACAAGCATTTCCATACTCTGAACTTTCGCCAAGTCATCACCTGTGAAGAAATCTCTAAGATTCTCTTTTGCTTTTACGCCATAATCACTTTCAAGCTCTTTTGCTGTCTTTCCGAATAAATTGCGATAAATCAGATTTGTATAATTTGGATAAGCAAATCTCTTATTTGGGCTTTCTGTTATTTTCATCTTAATTGTATCTGTGAGGATATGCCGAATAACAACACCCTTGTCACGTTCAATTTGCCATTGCTGGCGTTCTGTATATAAGCGTTTTAACTCGCTTTCCATCTTGTTGAAGGCTTCAATATACTTAATTTTCCATTGTAAGGCTTTTTCACCAGTAAAGCCCATTACGAGCAAGGAAAAACCATCTCTATCCATTTCGTACATTGGATATTCTTTTCCACGGTTCTTATATGTTGTAAGTTGAAAAAATTTGGCGGCTGAATTATCAGCCACGAGATTTTCAATTGATTGTAGAACATTCTTATGTTCTTTCTCAAAAACCTCTGCAACTTTCAGACTTGTTGTAATAAGTTTCTCTTCGTATCTTTTTCCAACGATTTCTACCAGCATAAATTCATATCTCCTTTATGATTTATTTTTTGGCAACAAAAAAGCGCCTACCCCGAAAGGTAAACGCTTTAAAAATTGCTTATTATGATTTTATATTTTGACACTCCCCATAGCTAAAGCATGGGGGTTTTACGACACACTGGATAAAAAGCACTGGATATTTTAATCCAATACTCTACTTTATATTTTACACATATTGACGGTATCATTCAGTATACTTTAGTATCATTTCACTGTTTTTAAAACTTCCTCTAAGTACAGGTATTCGAGCAACTTATATGTTCTTTTGAGATCATAATAATCATCTACTTTTTCCAAAAGTTTCTTGATTTCTTCTTTATAGTCAATCATTCCACAATTCCTCCCAACACTCTAATCAACTTCTGTTTGCGGTTATACTTCAAAATCTCGGAAATCTGCCCCATCATATCATCCATCGTCATGTTGCTCTTCATGCTGTTGCAGCGCTTACACGCAAGTTGCAGATTCTTAATATCATTGGTGCCGCCCCGGGACAGCGGTGTAATGTGGTCGATTGTCATTTTCTTGAATTTGACAGGCTTACCGCATATCGCACATTTTCCGTTGCACTTGGCGTACACACTCTTTTTCTGAAAGTCATTGAACTGGATTCTATTTGCCATAATATCACGCTTCCCCGATTAACTGTTTGGTAAAGAGATACATTCCCTTTAATTTTGACAGGTCTTTCAAATTGATAAGATTTTCAATGATTCTCTGTCTGTACATATACTCATCCAGAAGCACTAAGCACTCGTTGTTATCTGCGTTCAGTTCGTCAATTGTTTTCTGTAATTCAGCCTTTGTCATTTTATTTTCCTCCTGTGTATCCCTGTAAAAATCTAATTATGCGATTTCTACTCTGTATGCAATCATCATTTCTTTAATCACACTAACGTAAATCTCTTTCAGCCGCTTATTCTGCATAATCACGGACAGTTTATTAATCTGGTTAGTCTGTGCCTTGGTGCATCCTCTTTCCTCGGCTCTGGAAATCGCATTTCTAAGTTGCTGATCTAATCGGCAACCAGCCCTGTCCGATAATCTGCGGTAGCTTTCGTTTCTGGCGGCGGCATATTTATTCCCGAATGAGTAAGAGAAATCATCGCTCTCGGCAATCTTTGAAATACATCTGTTTACCCACTTCTCTGTGCCAACATCGGAATCCGTTCCTTTAAAGGTATCAATGATGGTTTTCATGTTCTTCTCTTGTTGGTCGGCACGCTCCGCAAGTTTCTTCTGTTCCAGTTCAGTTTTGGCTACCTGTTGAAAAATCTGATTAAACATTTGCAGTTCCGGGGACAGTTTAGAATAATCAATTACTTGTTGTTTTACCTTTTCTTCAAGTCTAGTAAAATATTCTCTAGCTTCTTCTGCTTTTTCGCTATTACCTTTTACCGATAACTTCTTTGCAAAATGAGCAGTAATTTTGTAGTCCTTAGTAGCCTGCCCTCCCCATTCGTCATTAATGACGAATGCCCAATAATCAACGTTTTCCTCTGCAAATTCATTTCCTGTAATGTTGCTCTTGCACCATCTTGAATAATTGCTAGAATCCAATTCTAAAAAGGCATATAACTTTCTTGCAGTAGTCATTCCCTCTTCATCAATGCCAAGTGCGATTTCAATAGGTGTCCGGTTTGCTGTGTTAATTGTGATTTCGTTCATATAGAAAATCCTCCTGTTGTTAAAAAATCTATTTGCAAACAGGGGATATACAGTGTTATAATTTGCATATCCCCTGTAGGGGGTGTTGTATAAGGGACTGTTTCTTTCCTAGGGAGCCAGTTCCTTATTTTTCGCCTATTTCATCTTCTATTAGACCGATTCCTTTCATAATGGTGTCCGTTCTTGAAATTCCAAGTTCTTCTGCACATTTGTCTATGCGTCCTTTTTCTTCTTTTGTAAGACGAATATTGAGCTTTTCCTTTCTTGATTCACCATTTACAGGTGGTCTACCTGTTCTTGGGGACATTTTGTTCACCTCCTTATTTTGTCCTTGCATAATTCATTATAATTTATGGGCGTACAAAAGTCAAGAGCATTTTCTATTATTTTAGAAAACGTATCAATCAAGGTTCTCGTCATTATGACGAACACCTTTTCGCTAAAATTTTAGTAGAATTGGCTTCCACAAAATAATGGAGCCGAAATTTCGGCGGCTTATTCACTGTCGAATTTTCGACAGTGTGCGTCTCGTCTTTTAGGAAGAGTCGCAGTTAGCCGAAGTAAAATTGACTTTGGTGATTGAAGCATCCACTTTTCCGCATGAATGCGGAGTCACTAGTCATTGTGGCGAACCTAGGACAAATTGTCCGAAATGCTAACCGTCATCAAATTGATGATAGTTCAAAATATCAATCATAGAAGTAGGGTGCATCAAATTAGAAGCACCCCTATTAAAAATAAAAGGTGTCGAAATTTCTACGCCTTTTCGCCATGTATGGCTAAAACCCATATAAGCTGCTCAAATTTGTGCACCTTGTATGAATAAACAGTTTGCCATAGTAACGAAAGGTCAATTTGTCCGTTCGCTTCTCATTGCGAAAAACAGCTCCATAAATTTGTGGAACAGCTATTAACCGTCTTGAAATTCACGACAGTTTTTTACTGACGATTCGTCATTTTGATGAATCGTTATTTTTTTTCAAATTTCCTATTCCACTATCCGTTTTGGAGTGGTAAAATACAAATATCATACTGATTTAGGGAGGAAAACGCATATGAAAAAATCCAAAAAGTTACTGGCAATTTTTACCATTATGTTACTGATTGTCTGTATGGCAGTTCCAGTATCGGCGGCCGGTAAAATTAACAAGAAAAAAGTCACTTTGAAAGTCGGTCAAACATTGCAATTAAAAGTGACTGGAACAAAAGGAAAAGTAAAATGGACAAGCAGTAAGAAATCTGTTGCAACGGTATCTTCTAAAGGACGTGTAAAGGCGAAAAAGAAAGGCTCTGCTACAATTACTGCAAAGATTGGTAAAAAGAAATATACCTGTAAAGTTACTGTGAAAAAGGCTTCTAATGGCAATGGCGGTTTTGGTGGAAATCCAAATGCTAACAGCAGTGGTAAAAAGAATGTTGTTAGTTATCATGCAGAATCTACGCCGTATGGAGCTGTGGCAATTCTGGAAAACCATTATGATTATGCCGTTGATCTGACAGTAGAGTTTGTTTATTATCTGAATGGAACAATGGTTGGAATAGAAAAAGATTATAATTATGCATTTGCGGCACATTCAAAATGTGCACTTCAAGGCTGGAATCACGACAAGACCTGGGATTCTTTTAAGATAAATTTGAGAATTGAAAGAGCTTCAAATATTATAACAAATAACTCGGGAATTCATTATTCAGCCAATTTTGGAAATAGAAATGTAGTTGTAAAAGTAGATAACAATGGACGGAGAAATGCTTTTACCACTATTGCAATTGTATTTTATAAAAATGGTAGGATAGTGGGGTATGATGATCGTAATGCTGATGTAAAAAATCCAGGATCGACAGCTTATCTCGAATTTGATTTTCCATTTGATAGGAATTTCGAGGATATCATACCAGATAAATTTGAAGTATATGTAAATGATTCGTATACATATAGCTGGATGAATTAAGATAAAAGGCTAGGGAGAAATCCCTAGCCGATTTTTTCTACTTATCGTATGTTCTATGTTCAAACATTACTTTTGTTCCAAATATATCTATATCATTTGCACCTGTATATAACTCTTCGTATGTTCCATTCTGGTTATCTTCTGTTTCGTAAGTAAACTGAGTTATAAATTTATATGATACGTTATTCAATTCGTATTCTCCGCTGACTTCTGCTAAGCCATTGCAAGCTTTGAATGCGCATTTACTCTCATTTTCAGTTCCGATATTCAATGAAATGGATTTATCCAACTCGCTTTGTAATATTTCTTGCGTTATCCTCATAAGGAAAGTACGTTCTTCATCAGAAAGTTCGTTTTCGGTTTTTATTATCCAAGGAAATCTCATTGATAAAGGATGATCGCTTAAGCTATTTATTTTCGTTCCACTTTTTGTATCATAGACATTAGTTGACAATAAAGAACCAACATTTGAACTAATACCTATGCTACAAATAGTGGTATAGTCAAACCATTCCTGTGAGGACATATTCGCAAAAATTTCATCCATATCCATAAAGCTGACATTTACTTTAAATAAATCAGTTCTGACAATAAGTGTTTTATATTCCGTCCCTTCTGAATCTTTTCCGCTGTATTCTTCTGTATAAAATGCATTATCATCATTTTCATACTGTTGCAAAAATGTATTTACATCATCAATACTTGCTTTTACTGCGATAGGTGAAAAACACTCACATATTATTGCAGTTGCCACAACAATAACTCTTTTCATTTTCTTCATACGTACTACCTCCCAATAATTGATACCCATATTGTACCACCTTGGGACGTATTCTGGAAGTCCTATTTCGCTTTTCTATCAATTTCCGCAGTTACGGCAAACAAAAGAGCTTCGGCAAATTTCGCACCGAAAGAATCAGCGTATTTATCGTGAATCTGCTTTGCTTCCATGGTGAGATTTTCCCACTGCGGAATATCGTCCTTTGATATAAAGGCATACTTCTTGTGGAGGTTCCATATATCTTGCCAGATGGAAAAGTAAGTCTGCTTGAAATCCATTACACGTACACCACTCCATGATATTTCTCGAGCCTATATTTCTGTTTCACATTTGGATATTTTTCACGATCTACCTCACTGTAAAACATATTTTTCGGTCTGGCGTATAATTGCTTACTGCCATACAGGGCTTTGTATATCACTAGGTCTTCTCCTGTTTCCGTATGCCTAGCAAAACCAACAATCTCATACAGGTATTCATTATCATGCGGATTCTCGATGGTTTCTCTCTTAAAGTGCTGCACGATATCTCCTGGTTCAAATAATGGTCTGTTCATTTTCTTTGTTTCCTTTCTCCACAATTAATTAATTTCTTTGCTCAAAAATCAATTTTCTTGGCTTGTACCTATATTTTATCGTGTGAGATGTTTTTGAAACGGATTTTATTATTTTATCATGTCAATTAATTACCCTCATATGTCTCATAATCAATCGTTCCCAGATCACCGTACACATCTGGATAATAAATTCCAATCCAGAAGTTATCCTCCATTGCTTTGTAGTAAGTTACTTTTACATTCCATCTCTGTACCTCGTCAATAATTTCTTTGTTGAGAAGTCCGAATTGATCTCGGCAAGCTTCACTTTCCAGTTTGTAATTCAATGCTTTGTATTTCTCGGCATTTGCCTGTCTGGTGGCGGTAATATTGGTTTGAGTAAGTAGTAAAATCAATCCAGCTACCAGGAACCATACTACACCGATAAAAGAAATTACCACGCCAAAAGACAATATAAATCCACTCACACTTGAATACTCATATTCGTAGCTTAAAGATTCGCCTATTCTATTTGCAATCAGAATAACAACGCCGACCGCAAAAATGATTATTGATAGCCAAAATATCATAGTATGTCCTCCCTGTTCTCAATTTTCATCAACAATATTTTCCGCACATAACCAGACATGAAATGCGAATAATGGTGATCCGTGTACTCACTAAATGAAGTTCCAAAGTATTCATCAATCACTTTCATGTATGTTTCAATCTCAACATTCTGGAAGTAATCTGGATTTGGCCCGAATCCAAACTTGTCCAGGATATTATCCAAAGCGTCTTGATTGATTTTTGTGTGTGGTTTTCTGGTTCGTTCTTCGTACCTCTTGAAGAAATACTTCGATACTACCAGGAAGCGGTTGGTTGTATATGGGCTTGTCGTATATCCCAATTCTTCAAGCCGTACTGAAACCTGGTTCTTGAATGCAGACCAGTTAAAAGATTTACGGTCTATTGGAATATACTGGATGTTATCCTCAGTCAACATATTTTTGATATGTTGAGAATTGAACCACTCGTTAGAGTGGTATGCATTTTTCTTTTCTTCTTTTAACTCCGTAGGAGATGTAGTATCTGGTATAGTAGTTTCTGAATGATAATCTTTGAAAGTATTCTCTGGTAATGCTTCCCCCGAACTGTCTTTGTGCATTTCGTCATTTTGTCTATGCCTTTCGTCATTCTGTCCAGATGCACATTGGCTATTTGTCTTTGGGTTCTCCTTTACTATACCATTTAATATATTTTCAAGAACATCTTCATTGATGGAATACCATTTTGTACGGTCTCTTTGGTCTTTATTATAATTTCCAGTGATAACAATTCCGGAAGAAATTAAACTTTTAAAAGCTCTTTCTATAGTTTTTGTAGACCACCATGGGAAATTATTCTTTTGCCATTCTTCCATCGTGTTAAAAGTCCAATATCTTCCATCATAATAATTTCTTTGCAATTTTTCATTTATTTCAAGCCAGTAATAAATTTGGCGTAAAACAATGGCTTCATTTAGCCCTAATTTTACTGCTAAATCTGGTTTGATGATAACGCTTTCTTTGCTGGATAAAAAAAGATCTGATAATTTACCTTTCATATTAGATAACCTCCTTGTTGGTCGTAGGCACTCTCCGTATTGTGCCAGAATCCTTGATTTATAAAAACAGTGGACAGGCGTATCAAGGTTTACGCTTTTCGGCGGCCAACCTAGCCCACTGGTTTTACCGAATTAATTAATCAAACATTTTGAATGTTTCTTTGCAAAATTCCTCATAGTCGGTATTCCCGACCAGTGGCATTTTATTTCTCAGCTTTTCCATGGCTTTAAAAAATTTGCCTTGATCTTTGTTCCAGATTTTACAGGAAACAAGAAGATACTTCTCTTCTGTGTGTCCATATTCTTTTCCGAAATTCACTCTGATTTTCTCATTCTTAAAAAGTTGGTCTGCCAGATACTCTTCTGTATCTGCAAAAATGTATTCACTGCGGAATAAATGCTTTTGGATTAAGATGTAATTTTTATATGACATGATATTCCTCCCTGTGAAAAATGTTCCATTTTAAATCGAACCTTTCCGGACCTCATTTTAAATGCGGGCTGTCTAAAAATTCAAAATTATGCCGCAATTTTATTAATTCCTTTATTCAGAATAAATTCTTTTATTTCGTTATATCCCCAGCCATATCCGACTAATGCGCTCACAAGCATTTCTGCATTCTGGATTTTCACCAAATCTTCTTCTGAAAAATAATCTCTCATACTTTCTTTTTTTGTGATTCCGAATTCCTCTCTTAGTTGCTTGGCGTTTTTACCAAATATGGACTTGTAAATAACGTCCGTATATGTAGAATAGGCATGTCCGTGCATTCTTTCATTTTCAGAAGATTGCTGGATTGCCTTTGTCAATGCCTGTCTTACTGCTATTCCTTTAGCTCGTTCAAGTTCTGCTGCACGCTGCTTTTTAAAAGCAATTTTTAAGGATTGTTCGCAACCAATAAAATAGTTTCTTGCTTGTTCTCCTCTTTCAGATTTTGATAGCATTGAAAGTTTTTTGGCGAAATGGGCAGTTATCTTATAATCAACAGTTTTATTACCCTCGACATAAATGTCGAACCCCCAATAGTCTTCATTTTCTACCGCAAATGAATTGTCGATAATATTTGTTTTCGCCCATCTTGAAAATTGTCCCTGTGCAAGTCCTAAAAATGAATATAGTTTTCTTGCAGTAGTCATGCCTTCTTCGTCAATCCCAAGTGCAATCTCAATAGGTGTCTGTTCACTTGTTATCAAAACTTCATTTTCCATTCTCCATTCCTCCTTATATTGATGGATAAAATAAAAAGAGCCGCCAAGTAAGATAAAAATTCCTCACGATTGAGAAATATTAGTTTCTTCTTAGCGGCTCAAAAATTCAAGACCGTGTGTACTTCTTCATTGAGAAAATTATACCACACAATCAGTCAAAAATCAATATGCCGGGGATGGATTGAAACGGCTATCCGTATCATTCTGGGCTTTGGTTACTGCTTTTGCAATCTCGTTTCCGTCCAGGATAATGCTGTTCATAATGTACTGCGGATTCTTGTTTCCGCTGTTCATACTCATTGCCATTGCAACTCCCTGGGCTACTGCTTTTGCCATTTCCTCTTTTGTAAGTCCCATGCTTCCGTCCGAACTGGAAACAATGCTGTCTGCAATCTTCTTCATGGTTCGTGGATTTTCCAGTGGAAGAACGGCTTCGGAACCGGCTTCACCGATACCAATTACCTGTGCACCATTGAAAAGACCACCTTTTGCGTACCAATTAGGCTTGTAAACTGGTGTAGAACTGGTTCTTCCACCGCCAAGATCATGTTTTCTCCACTCTGAAATATAATAAGTCAGAGTTGGTAAATGCACTTGTTTCATGCCGTCAGCGAATGATTGAGCAGTTTCCCGACCAATTGATGTAAGATTAACATTAAATAGCCTTTTAATTTTATCCGAAATCCCAGACAAATTAGATTCTGTGTAGGTTTTCATTTTTCCAGTTTCCGTGTCAACTTTACCAGAAGCCTTTTCCCAAATCTGGTTTGTATTGATAAGAACGGAAGACCAATAGCTTTGGATGGTTGTCATAACTTTACCCATTACATCTTTTGTATCGGTGTCCATGGTTCCGAGAGCTGTCGATACAGCACTTGCGGAATTTTCCCAGTTGGTTTTAGAGTTGGTTTCAACATCATCATTCGTGTTCTTTATCTTCGACCAAATAGAAGGCATTGTGCTTTCTGTGCTTTTTTTCATTCCAGCCATTGCCGTGCTTACGGCAGTATTAGCGAGACCAAAGCCGGTTTTTGTCTTGGATGATACGGAGCTAGAAGCATTTGCAACAGCGGTAGTAATACCTCCAACTGCTGTTTTCACAGATGTATTCATTCCATCGAAAGAATTCTTTGCACTTGTTTCCATTGTGACAACTGCATCTGGAAAATCTTTTCTGAGTTTTTCATCTAATTCATCTAACGGAACGCCAGCATTTTTTAATGACGTATAAACTGCGTCTAGCGCTTCTTCTGTATTAGCATATGTTCTTCCAGATATTGCACTATCAAGAGCATCTTTAGCAGTTAAGTAGTCTCCACTAAATTGATCAGAGCTAAGACTTAAAAGATAAAGTTCGTCTTTCAAATCAGATATACTGATTTTGGTTGTGTCAAATTTTCCAGCTGATTCAGATACACCATCTCCAAGGGCTACAGCTTTATCAGTCATATCTTCCAAAAATCCAGTTGATACACCCGCCTGTGCGCCGTATTTTTCGAGAATTTTTCTTGCATCTTCGGTTGATACGCCAAATTCTCCAAGTTTCTGAATGAAACTATCGTACATTTCAGAATTTGATTTTCCGGCACTTTCATCTGCTTCAATTAACTTCCAAAGCTCTTCTGCTTGATCTTGCGTTATCTTATGAGCACTTTCCATCTCGCCTGTATAATCATGGAGATAACCACCTGTTTGTGATAGAATTCCATTTCCACCTTGCGCAGCTTCTGTAATACTTGCAATTCCTCTTGCGAGTTTAACGGATAATGCCGTTGCGACAAATACAATCCCAGCGGTTCCAAATATAGTACCAAGCGTTGAAGAAAATGAAGATAATCCACCTGTAGCCGCCGTTTCCGCTGCTCCACCAATATCACCGATGATAGTAGGAAGAGAAGATGCGGTATCAAGTGGGAAATTTAAAAGTTTTGAAGCTAATGAACCGATTCCACTTGCAAAGGAAAAGATTTTGGTGGCAATATCCTTGGCTATTTTGATTGCAAACAATGTTCCGAATGCAGCACCAACTTGTTTTATAAATTCTGGATCAACTCCACTTAATTTTTCAGCCAGCCAATTAATAGCATTTGCAATACCATTAATTAAGTCCGCTCCGATATTAATTATTCCTTCAAGTCCGGTAATCAACGCATCTGCAAATCCCTCTGCGAATGGTTGGAATGCAGACCATAAATTTCCAAGAGCAGTTCCAATAGCATTCCAATCAACCTTATCAATAAAATTCTGTATTGAGGTTTTTACACGGTCAATGCTACTCCAAATCCACTCCCAGTCAACATCAATAACTCCGAAATTATCAAGTGCAAGTACGATTCCACCGATGCCAAGTGCCATTGCTGCATAAGGATGTTTTGCCAATAAAGCAAGTCCTTTTCCTAATGGGCTGTCTTTTCCGATGATTCCACCAATAAAGGTTAATCCTTTGAATCCAAGGATTGCAATGGAGATTTGTCCAAGTCCTTTTCCAATTGCCTGTGCAGTTTCCGGGCTGATATTCTTTATTGCATCGGCAATTGAGTTCAAGCCTACAGGAAGCGTTGTATTGATGAAATTTTCTCCAACATCGAGCAAATCTTTGAAGAAGTCAACAATTCCCTGTCCAACATTTTGTGCAAATGGCGCAAGTGCATCCCAGAAGTTTTTCAATGCCGAATTAAGTTCGTCCCAGTGAATGTTGTTTCCGAAATTTGTTAATGCGTCAACAAGTTCCGGGATTGCACTATTCATTGTCCATGTACCTACCGGCACTAAGAATTTCTCATAGAAATCCATGAGACCAGTCCAAACAAATTTTGTTGGCTTTTGAAGCATTGTAAAGAAACCGGAAAGCGAGCTATTCAGTTTACCCCAATTGATTTTATTTAGTAAATCATTCGTAATATTAAAGAATCGAGGAAGCCCGGAATTGTCAGATAACATCCATAATCCAATTGGTTTCAGATAATTATTCCACAAATCTTTCAGAGCTGTAATAGAGAAGTTTCCAAGCTTGCTAAGACCTTCATCATAAAGTTTCTTGATTGATGCAGTTGTTGGTTTAGCCGCTTTACGAATTTTTTTAAATACAGCTACAATCTGATCAGCGGTATCATTTGCCTTATTATTCATTTCTTCAAAAGCTTTATCCCATGCAGCTTGATACTCTGACAGGGCTTTATCTAATGCAGCATCCAGTTCTGGAAGGTGTGCACTCGCACCGCCTCCACTTCCGGAAGAGCCGGAAGAATTGCTAACTTTTGCATCATTTAATTGATTTAATTCATCAAATGAAAGCACAGAAAGAGTTTTTTGTAATTTCTTCGCATTGTCATTTGTTTTGTCAAGCCCGGAAGCTGCATCTTCTGTACTATCTGCAATACTTCCCATATCAACTGCGGCACTTCCTGTGGAAGCAACATAATTGGACATTTTGATACCCAAAAGTCTTCCAACCCACGAAAAAGCTCTCTGAATTGCAATAACAAAGGCGTTTATATATGGAAGAACCTTTGAGATAATCGGAATGAATAATGAACCTATTGTCCTTGAAAGTGCGGAAAAGTTAGATTGTAGTAATCTAAGTTGGTTTGCCGGCTGATTTATCGTATTAGCCAGGTCACCCCATGCATACTTTGAACTATTCAAGATTGTTATAGTTCTCAGAATAGCCTTGTCCGATTGACTTAAACTTGATACAGTAGCGTCAATTCCAAGATTATAAAGTTCCTGTTGTAAATTTGCCACACGGATATTAATGCCGTACTTGTCAAGAGCCCGGCTCATTCCGGTTATTCCGGATGCCATATCATTCCATACATCGTTGAACTCAAGGTTCTTTACAGAAGCAAGGTCTGCTCCGATTTCTGTTAAAGCTTGTGAAACCTTAGTTGATGCATCTGCTGTTGCCCCCATGGATGATGCCATCTGAGCATAAGTAGCTTGATAGTTCATCGTTTGGTTTGGATCAAGTCCGAGGCTCGCGCCTTTTGTTCTAGTCAGATCACCTGCATCTGATACTTCAAATCCAGTCATTTTTTTTGTGAGTTCTTTTGCACGTTTTTCAAAAGAGCCCACATATTCCTCTGCGGATTTTACTCCTGCATTCTGCCACTTGCTGATATCTAACCCGTCAGTAACTTGATCGAACGCAGAGTTAAAATAATTCAAAGTTTCTACGTAATCAGACGCAGATTCTACAGAATTCCAAAGTGCTTTAATCCCCCTTGTTACTGTGAAGAATTTCGCATATAATCCAGCAAACTGTGAAGTTAATGAACCAACTTTTTTTGAAGTTGCATTTGCATTATTTCCAAATCCAGTTAAAGCAGAACTTGCAGCTCCAATTATGGAGGATAACCTTCTTCCAGCATTTCCAAGTCCATTTGTGGAATTTGATAATCTCGAAAATGAATTCGAAAGAGAATTTGTGGTTTTATTTATTTTTCCACTTGCATTAGCTAACTGTGCCAAAGCTTCTGTCATTCTTACTGTGTTTTCGCTGATTTTTGGTGCGGTTTTCATTACATTAAAGAATGACAATACTTCATTTGCTAGTGTTCCAAGCTGTCCAGAAGATTGAGAAATTTTACCGCCGGCGCTTGCCAATTGTGCAATTGACTGAACAAACCTATTTACGGAATCTGAAATTCCATCAACACCAATAAAGCTTTCTGTGATAAATTTCAAGCTACTTCCCAATGTAGGCAATTCAGCGGATACATTCGCAATATATTCACCGGAATTGGCTAATCTAGCCATTGAATTGACAAAACGATTAACGCCGGAAGATATATCTGGAATCTCTGCCAAATTGCTTAATTGATGGATTATTTCTCCAAGTTTCCCAGAATCAAATCCGCTAACATCAACCTGGCTAAGCCTGTTGATTGAGTTGATAACTGCATTCAGACCAGAACCTTTATAATCTACTCCACCCATTGTCTTTATGGAATTTGAGAATTTTCCAATTCCATCAGCAATGCTTGTCATTTTCCCTATATCAAGTTCTTTTAGTTTTCCAAGTTCCCTTACACAACTACGTAATCCGTTTGTATTAACTCCGCTTAATGCGGAATTAACTTCTGTGAGTTTATTTGAAAGATTAGTCAGCGCACGTACTGCTTTTTCTGTACTACTGCTAATTTGTATATCAAGGGCATCAATGGTATTGTCAGCCATTTTATTTATCCCTCCTTTTTACAAAAAAAATAAAGGGCAGACAAGTTATTCATCTTGCCTGCCCTTTTCATGGTTAAGCTCAAAGTTCGCCTGCATGAGTTGCAAGCTTGCCAAAAGTGCGTTTCTCTGTTTTTTCTTTTCTTCTTCGGAAAGTATACCTTCCTGTTTACGCTTTTCTTCCTCTGCTGATTCCAGTAAAGGTTTCTTCAAGTACTCTGCCTTGGATTTTTTTCCCATTAAAGCATTTGCAACAGCTGTGAATGTGGCTGATGTTTCATAAATGCCAGCTTGCCAGAGTTCGGCATCTTTTCTCTTTTGGCGTATCTTTTCAGCTTCGAGATAAGGTTTTAATTCAGCTGGCGTAGAATCCATAAATTCTTCTTTGGATACACCGATAGAGAGGTATAAAGGAAGAATCTCTTGGTAAACAGCTTCTCGAAAAGTTAATTTTTCTTTTTGTGATCCTGTGGAAGCTTCGTTGCATTCTTCTCTACTGCCTGTGCTTCTGCTACTGCATTCAGCAGACCGGATAAAAAACCATTTTTCTCCAATTCTTTGTCAAGAAGTTGGTATAAATCAAATCCACTTTTTGGATTTTCCTCGGTTCCTTCATCTTCGTAATCATCCAAAAGGTCACAGACTTTATCAAGAGCAGCTTCTTTTTCAGAATCACTTTCATACCCAAACTCTTCCTTGTGCTTCTTTTGAAGTCCGGCAAGAAGCAGTTCCGGGAGAAGAGAAATCATCTTCTGAAGGCTTCTCTCTTTTCCGTCTGTAATTCCCTGTACCTTGTCCAGCACATCTGTTTTTGTAAGAAGTCCGTATCCAAATACAACCTTATATTCTTTTCCGTGTACATTGAAAGTTACCATTTTGTAATCCTCCCGATATATTTTGTTAGCTAAGTGCCATTGCGCCTGTGGAATCTGCTACTGCTTTTGCGATGTCTAAAGCCTGTGTAAGTTCTTCGGAAACAACTTTTGTATCAAGACCTTTGTATTCTTGAATAATGAGAGACAGCGGAATTGTTGCTGCTTCATTCTGTCCAATATCAGACAATGGAATATTTTTCCCTGGGTCTGCAATAACAAAGAATGCATCTTCGAGGTCTGGAAATACAACTTCAAACCAAACTCTAAATCCTTTTGACTTTCCTGTTGCAGCATCAGTCATAAGCTTCTTTAATGCTGTGATAACATCGGCGTTAAGATTGAAGGTTACGTCCCAAGTACCACCAGTATCCTGTCTACCAGATGCGTACTGTGTAATGAAGTCTTCAAGAGCTGATACGTCAATCTGCTCTGTATCAAGGGAAATTCCACCAATGGAACTACATCTTTTCAACCATGTGAATGTAGTTGGCTTCGTTCCTTTAGCGGTTTCAACACCGTAATGAAAAGTTACGCCAAGTGTTGTTAAATCTGCCATTTTAATAGGCTCCTTTCTTTAATTTAAGTTTTATGCACGTAACCCTGTGCCGGGAGATAGCGGATCACCGCCTTTCTACTCTTCTTTGTCTGTTTTCAGTTCCGGCAATCCTGCTACAGAAGTAAGCAAAGATAAAAAACCAGAAAGCAAAGATGCGGATAAAACCATTTTCCAATCAACGCTGCCAATCACAGTTGCAGTGCCGATAGTTGCCACCGCTGTTTGAGCAACTGTTTTTACAGCTCTAATTCCTGCTGCTTTCAGCCAAAGTAATTTATCTGCTTTCATTCGGCATTCTCCTTTCATATTTTTAGATAAAAAAATAGAAGCATTTCTGCTCCTAATCTAATAAAGTTCCTGTATATATTCGGCTGTATCGGCTTACAAGCTTTTTGATTCCACTGTCGCCAAAAAACATAGGCTCCGGGCCGTATGTACGGCGGAATCCCATTCTCACCATAGTTTTGTGACTTATCTTGTCCAATTCATACAATCTGGTTAATGCTTTGCTCCCAGATGTGAAGCAATTTACTTGAAACGATGGCATTGTTGCGCATTCATCTCCTTCAAGGTCACCTCTCGTAATTGGATTTCCGAGCATATAAAGCTGTGCATATGCTTTTTTGCCAGAAGCATTTGTCTCGCTCCCATCCATGGAGTAATTGTCTGCGCCAGTAATCTTAGAAACAGCCGCTCCCCACCTTGAAAAAACTTCCAATACAGGGGCTTCTATTGTGTCTGGCATATTCGTCACCTCACAATAAAAAATGCACTCACCTTTATAGTGAATGCATTGCATTTTATGCTACAATTTAACACTGTAATGATAACATAATTGTTTAGTATCATTCAGTATATTATGGTATCTTCTTTAAGAAGAGAACGCTTCTTTAGCAATTTTACGAACGGCAATAATAATGGCTTGTTCTGCGTGATACATAGGCATGTACGCTCTATTTCCATATGAATGGTGCGGCCGCCCACTTTCATCTGTGTACCACCAGCCGTTTGGATTGTCCCAGTCTGATTTTTCTTTTTTGGAAGGATATGTTCCCATTCCGTAAGAATTTCCACTAGATAAAGGATAATCATTTGTACCGTATGTTATTCCTGCTGAAAATTCAATGAACAACACTTTTTCACCAGATAGTCTAACAGAAGCCCCGACTATATTTCCGTTTTGATCGTTGATGATTTCTGTATAGTAAGAACCTTTTTCTTCATCCGGGATTGACTCCATGGTCGTTTGAATAACATCCAAACCGATTTCAGACAATCGTTTTACAAAAATCTCATTTTTCCTCTGTAGTTCATTTTGGTAAGCTTTTAATTTTTTGATGGCATTTTGAATAGATTTCGTTGATAAGTCGCATTTTATTGTCTTACCCATTTTCATTTCCTCTCTTGGAAATTCCATATCTGGCAATATTGCCTTTTTGTGTGTCTAAAATCTTCTTTAGTGTGTAGTCTGGCAATACTGTGGGCTCTCCATTTTCATTCAAAATAAGGCTTCCATCCTCGCTTATTTGTGGGATTCTTTCTACCCAAAATATGTCTGCTTCCTGTGGATGAAAATTTCGATTAAAGCTTGTAATGTACCTATCATAATCTGGCACTATTCCGGCTGCAATTTCTTCCGGCGTTCCGGCTGTAGATGATACAGAAAAAGAGAACAGAACTGGCTTCTCATAAACTTTAATGCGGTCTAATCCTTTTGTTTTTTCAGTAATTCGTGACCAATATACCTTTTGCTTTTGACGGACTAATCCTCTCATATTTCCTCTCTTTCTTAAATTTGGTTGCTTAAATAAAGCCCTCTTTAGTTAATTAAAATAGTTTAATGATTTAATGTGCTTCGCTAATAGGATTCCAATAGCTTTATACCCATTTGCATTAAAGTGCGTTTCATCTGATAGCAAACTAGGCGGCATTAAACCACCGTTTATTTTTTCAACATCTTCCGCTGTTGGCTCAATCCCTAGCACCTTAAAAGCGTTGTTAATTACTTGCAATCTAGTGTTAAAGAAATGTGAACCAAATGTGTTCATGCCTATCGCTTCGCTTGCTACAGTTGTGTCTGTTCCGTATTTAGTCAATCCCAAAATAACATATTTCTTGTTCGGAATTCGTTTAACTATGGTTTTAAGATAATCCCATTTATAACCCCTATCATTTGTACCGCACCAAATCAAGTATACGTTGCTAGTATATTCTGATTCTTTTGTATGAATTGGAACATAAATGTTTTGTGGTGTATATCCGTTTAATGAAAATGTGTCTTTAGCTGTTTGTGTTACTATATATTCTTTACCATCCACAATAACAGTTTTTCCATTTAATTGATTGTTAGCAATCCAAATATCGGCTGTTAAGTCTGCGTTTTTAATTTTGAAGGTTGCTTTATTTGGCTCAATGTATCCACTAAAAGCACCGAACGTAAAACCAATGTCTTTTGTCAAAGAACCGCCAAAACCAAATACTCTATATGACTCTAGCCCTAGTATAGATGCACATTCTTTTGTTATAGATACGCCTTCACCGCCAGTACCTGCCATTAAACTATCACCGATGCCCATTAGATCATAATCGTATGAAATGTGTTCTTCTAGTTTTTCAATTTTTAATGATTTCAAAGCGCCATATTTTTTATAAGGCAAAATTTTTGGAGTACCATATTGAATCATTAGGTTTTTAACCTTATAAGTCGGATTTGTTTCACCGTATATACTAGCTTGAATGTATACAGTTTTATCTGTTTCATTTGTATACGCATTGTAGAAGTCATAAGCGGCTATAATCGTTTTTCTATTATTATCACTGAACACAATTAAATCTCTAGCAATATTATTCAACGTTCTTTCATCATCGCTGTTTACATTTGCAGAAAAGAAAATTGTCGTATGTGCTGGTACTGGGTACACTTTTGTAGTATTAAAGTTATTGTCATGTGTGTACTGTCCGTTTTTTTCCAGATAATAATTATGATACAAATAATCATCAAAAATTTGATAAGGTGCTGGGTCTAAAGCATCTTCAACATTATCTAAATCTTCCTTTAGCGAACCAATAGCTTCTCCAGTTGCTTTTGCTTCTGCAAGCCCACCTTCTATAGTCAATGTAGTGTCTGGCTGTGATACACTCTGGATGTTCTTAATAGCTTGTTCTTTTGCGGAATTTACATTTTGAATAGCTTCCGCAGATGTGTTTTTAGTAAGCTCCAAAAGCTGATTTATAACATCTTTTTCTTCTTGTCCTATCTGTGGTTGATCAATCTCGATACCCTCTAGCACTGGTACTTCCGCTATTGCGGTATTCCATTCAACACTAATATTTGAATCGGAATCCGTTTTAACAGCGCAAACAATAAAACGTACCGTTCCCATATACCTTGCTGCATTTCTTCCAATCAGCCAAGAAAAAGTTACATTTTCGCCATCTACAGCTACATCATCACAAATGTATTGGTCTTTGATAGAAACATTAAAATCCACACTGCTTACGTTTTCGAAGTTAATTCTGACTGAAAATTTGGATAAATCAAGATTATCTCCTACAATTTTGGGACATGAAAATTTAATACGTTCTGCATTCTTGTCAGATTGTACCCCACCAACTACGATTGTAGAGGGCACGAAAATAGCCCTTGTCTTATCGTCAATTGTGCATATATCGGATTCTTCAGAAAGCAAATTAACATCTTCTTTTGCGCTCATAAGTAAATCAAGTGCTGTTGCCATGTTCTACCCCCTCTGTGATACTTTAGTTTTACCAGTGGTTATAATGTATTTTCCGTTATCTTTTACGCCAGTGACAGATACAGAAAAATAATCCCAAGTAAGGGCTTCCGTTGGAATTTCACATTGATTGTTTTTCAGTATTACTGGGTATTCTTTTTCCATTCTCCAAAATGAAGCAGCTGTTTTACATCCGTTCCACTCTGGTGAAAAGATAAACAATGCTTTAAGATATCCAGTCGTGCCCTTTACCAGTCCAGAGAAATCACACTTGGGATCTGGATAAATTCTTTGATTATTTACAATAAATCTTAATACTCTCATGCAATCATCCTTTCTGCTCCAACAGGCGAAACGTATGTAAATTTGTTTCCCAAAATATCTCTGGCTGTGCCAATCACGAAATGGCTGTAGTCTGCCAGAATATTGCATACAAATTCCTCTGCATCCACCCAATATCGTTTCTTAATCATACGGTGAAGATCTGTTAATAGACCGTAGCTGAACATCACGCAATGCCCTAACTCATGGACAAACACACGGTTCAGAAGCTCTCCATGCAGATTATTTGCAATTGAAATTATCATTGTGGAATAATCAGATACGGCAAGTGTGCGTTTCCCTGTACGGTCAATCAAAACATTATCATTGGGAGAAACAAAGCGCACTCTCCATAAGTCCCCGTTCATGTAAAATTGTCTTAGCATGGCTTATCACCATCCTTTTCTCAACTAAAAAGCCCCTGCCGCACTACTGCAACAAGGGCTTAATCAATATTGTAATCATGTCATTTGCTGAACCAAACGGCTCAGGTCAGTTTTCATCTGCTGTCTGAGCGTTGAATCTGCATCAGACCACATTTCCGTGAGATTACGGATAATGTCAGATGTGTATTCTTTCATGGAAGCATCCATTTTTCTCTTGGATTCAGAATCCTTGGAATCATGATAGTGCCTACGATTCTCATCGTATCTATCATAGGATTCGCCATATCTGGACTTCTTCCGATTCATGTCATCCATTTCCATATCACTACGGTCTGGATGATATCCCATGCGGTACATATTGCGCTCAAATTCTGGATTGTTTAAATACTCATCCATCCAGTCATCATCTTGCATATACAGATACGGTCTATAGCCTTTTCTGGTTCCCCTACCTTTTGGAGCGAAACGCCCATTTGAATAGCGGTAACGGTCATAGCCCATGTGTCCAAGATACTTTTCTTCCTGTTCGCATTCGTCCATAGCTTCTACGATTCTGTAATCTTTATCTGCACAAATCGCGCACTTTACGGATTCCATGCAGTCTTTCAGATCGTCCCAATCTTGAGCACTGAGATTATCAAATCCATGTGTTTTGGCTTTTTCCATAGCCCATTTTCCCATTTCCATTGCAACTTTATGCATTACAGTGCCCCCTTTCTAACAGCCTGCGTAACAGGTGCTTCTGTCGTTGGGGCTGTACCATTGATTGCAGTCAGATTGTTATTCGGGCTACATGCCGGGTTTCCTAACATTTTGAACACTCCACCAGTAGCACTTGTTACAACTCTGGTTGCATATTTTGTTCTGGTTCTGACGCCACATGCTGTTACCTGTGCGCAACAACGATTCTCCAATGGATATAAAGTTGTTCCTGTTCCTATCTGAATCATTACTGGGGCGGTAATTGTGGTTGTATTTGGAATGGACTGTGCTAAAACAATGCAGTATTTTTCTCCATTATTGTAGCTTCCTTCCGGGATAGTAACCACAAGATTTCCACCTGTGAATGCAATTGCAGTAGACAGCACAAGGTGATTGCAAAGCTTACAAACATTCTTACATGCCATATTTTTTACCTCTCAATCAATAAGAGGTGAGCCGCAACCCACCTCTTAGAATTAGTCAACCTCTAAGGGTGAGTTCAACAACTTTTGTTACTTTTAAGATAAATAGTCAGGGATATTCATTCTAGGGCTAGAATTTCCAGTTCTGTTCTTTTTACCAAATAAGCACTCTTCCGCACTCCATCCGGCATGTACCCTATACGCAATGGTTTCTTTTCCTATTCCAAGTTCTCTACTCCACTGAGAAATTGTTTGCTTTTTCCCACCGTACTCTAAAAATACGCTTCTTCTTTTGTTGCTGGCTTGTTCAAACCCAGTAATCCAGCAACAATTTTCGGGACAATAATTTCCATTTACGTCTTTTCTCTCAATGGTTAAGTCTTCTTGATATCCATTCGCATAAGCCCATTCTCTAAACGGCCAATATTCTTGCCACTCATCACACAATTTAATTCCACGTCCACCATAGTCTTTATAGTGCGGGTCATTTTGGTTAGTACATCTTGTTTTAATCGAAGACCATTTTTTATATAAAATTCCGGTTGATTCTCCATGACAGTTTCTACTTTGTTTTGAGTAATAACTTCGCAAACATCCGCAAGATGTACTTGTTCCCCTCATTAAATTGTATTGATAGCAATTGACATCATTGCCACAGTCGCAATGACATTGCCAATAATTAGAACGATTTTTCCTGCCTATTTTCTTTACTACGGTCAATTTTCCGAAACGCTTTCCTGCCAAATCTTCCGCTTTTGGGTGTAAACATCCACAACTTTTTGTGTGACCATTTCTTAGTCTAGATGTGTCTACGATCACAATATTGCCACAATCGCATTTGCATTCCCATAACCTATGTTTCCACTTATTGGTTCCTGCGCTAGATTCAACTGTAAGTTTCCAAAATTTTTGACCTATTAAATCTTGATTAACCATGCACCGTTCCTCCTATGATAATTTTATTATATCATAATAACGGTACATATTCAATTTTTAATTTAATTCAATGATAAAATCAGCAACAACCGTTGTTTCCCCCACATCCACAGCTTCCATAATATCCATACAAGTTGCTTGCCGGATATGCAGGAACCGGAAGCGGTGCAGTGCGTCTGAGAATTTCTGCTGTATTTGCATTCATAGCCGCCTGTAATACCGCATTCTGGTCGGACTGTGAAGCCGCCAGTTTAAGTGCCTGATTCTCTGCTCTGAGGTCTGCTGTCTCTTTCTGGCAAAGATAATCAAGGATTGCTCTTGTGTTGCTGTTCTGATTTTCCAGAAGGTCTCTGGTGTTGTTGTTCATTGTGTTCTGGAGAGCACAAGTGTTGGTAGCAAGGTTGTAGTTGATACCCTGGATGGCTTCTCTTGTTTCGCAACAACAGTTTGCTAACTGAGACTGTAATGCGTTGGTATTCTGCATACCGGCTACAGTATCAGCATTGATTGCCTGCTGAACGCCGTTGAAGCCTTGAAGCATTCCGACATTCATACCATTAAAGCCACTCTGCATGGTATTGTTAAGAGAATATGTGCTGTCACAGATACCCTGCTGAATACCTCTGATACCATTCTGAATATCATTAAGGGCGAATTCCTCATTAATGTCTGAACGGGTAGCCCATCCTTGGAAGCCGGAACCATTTGTACCATTGCCACCCCAGCCACCAAAGCCGCCGAAACCGCCCCAGCCAAAGATAAGCAATATTATAATCCACCATGCCCAGCCACCGCCAAAGCCATAGCCTTCATCTGCACGGTTATTAGAGCCGCTTAATACAGCGACATCGCTTGCTGATAATCCACCATTCATCATAGCGATTACCTCCTTATTGATTTTTGTAATTTATACAAAATCAAAAGACCGCGGCTCTTTTAATTATTGTAGCGAATTTATTTTATTCCAAACTGGTTCTTAACCTGCGACAGTATATCGTCTGGATTAATATTTCTTTCTTTACAAAGATTTCTTGCAAGTTTTTCAATTCCTGCATTATCACCTTTTTCCATCATGTTAATTGCATTGTCAATTACAGGATTATTTCCAGATTGCTGTTTCATCATATTGATTATGGCTTGTTGAGGATTCCCTCCACCACGTATCATCTGCATAAGTTGCATTGGATTCATCATCTCTGTTTACCTCCATTCTGCTTGGGTTCCGGTGTTCCCGACATTTGTGTCGGAAACATACTCTTTATTTCGGAAATTTCTGAACAAACATCGTTCCGAAGCTGATTAAACATAGCTTCTATGTCAATCGGTTTTTCTTCTGCCTTTGGTTGCTGTTGTTCTTCCGGATTTATAAGTCGATAAACAAAAATTCTACTTCTTCCATCTGCCTGTAATTGTTTTCTATATATTTCTGTACCGTCAGTTTTTGGATAATAGACAGGGTTTCCAGACATATCTACATCTTTTGCCTTTACAGTATCAATCCCATCGACCATCTGTCCTTGTAACATGGGGATTTGTGGTACTTGCGGCATTGGTTGCTGAATTTGTGTCTGTCCGTATGGCATTGCCTGTTGATAGCTATTTTGCAATTGAGCTAATCTATCTTGATACGGTTGTATTTGTTGAAATGGTTGTGCAAAATACGGATTACCATACTGCATATCTCAAACCTCCCTTGTTTTTATAACTATATTTTACAATAATAAGAGGTTGATTAACACGCCATGATAACGCCATAAATACGCCATTTTCTATGAATACAAAGAAAAGCCCCGACAATACATCGGGGCGACTTTCATAATTTTCTTCTTTAATTTTCTGTTTATGCGGTCTACGGTTCTTGTGCTGTAGCCCATGATTTCTGAAGCTTCTGCAAGTGTTTTTTCTTCGTAAACGCGCAATCGGAATAACTCTTTTTCTCTGGAATCAAATCCAGCTTCACGCAAATAGAAGATTCTTTCATCTTCCGAAAAGTCTTTATAATCATCCATTCCACTGTCCTCCCTGTAGTGGAATCAATATTTACACCGGGAAAATGCCTTTTAGGGCAAAGCCTAAAACAATACCAATTATGCCAGTTATGATATAAGCAATTATTTTGTCCTGTAACTTTCCTGGTTTTTCCATGAGTGATTTTAAATTGTCGTTCATTTCGTCAACTGTATCCTTAATGTGTCCCAGATCGTTGTTGTATAAAGCAATTTTCTGTTCCAGCGCATTGATACGTTCAAAAAAAACTCCATCCCTTTTGGAATGCTTTTCTTTCATCTCATGGACGGCACTTTCCAATTCTTTTAAGCGGTGTTCGTTGATACACTCGTGTTCACATCCCATCGCTATTCCTTTCCATCACTCCCATTTTTTAAATATTGCTTCTACCCACCTAATTTGAAGCACCCCTGCGATACGTGGGAGGATTGACGTATCACGCACACACCATCTTAGAATCCGATAAATGGAAAAACACCATGATTTACATAAATTTCAGTTTCGGAATCCCAACTTCTATTCACAGAGGATTCGGAATGTGATCCTTGAAACTCAGCTCCCTGCTTTACTAGGAAGAAAAGAGCCAAATCAAATATGCAGTCATAGCATTTCTCCATATCGGAATTTATTTTCTCATCACTGTAAGAGGAAGGATAATTCCTTTTCTTCTTAAATGAACGAATAGCCCTCTTTGCTGAAAGAGGAATCATCCTCGCAGTTTCTTCATCATCTTCAAGATAATTTGTCAAGTCCTCTATAAGCTGTTCGTCCATTTAATCACCTACCTTTGCTGAGATAAAATCTCTGATATTATTCCAGCCTTATTAGTTGCTGTCAGGGCATAGCCGTTATCACTTGCGAGTTGTCTTAACTGAGATACAGTCATATTAGACAACTCGCTTTCTGTATACTTGTGTGTTGATGTATCATTCACACTTGCTACAGATGGTGACTGGCTGTTTTCATCGAGACTATGCCCGGTTATTCCCCCGCTTTGGTACCGATCACGATACCACCGTTTGCTTTTGGTGCAACAGGGACGAACATACCGGATGCTTTTGTCCATACTGCAACTGGGTCTGGTGTAGCCCACATGGAAAGAGTTACGAAAGAACGGTTCTCTTCCTGTATAAACTGTCTGTATTCAAGCTCTTCTGGTGTCACACCCCAGAGGCCAACACCGAAAGAACCGTTAGCATCTGCTTCATACAGAGTAAATACATCCTCTTTGAGGTATCTGGCTGTTTTCAGGGTTCCATCTGCTTTTCTGAAATTAAAGTTCTCATCACAACGATCAATTGTGATTCCATATTCCTGCATAAGCAGATTGGCAAGCTCCTGCTTTGTGAGAAGCCTTTTATTTGCAGCACCCAGAACAGCTGTCTGCATTGCAGTGTTGTTCCGCATGTAGTTAATCATTTTAAGAGAAGTAACAGCTTTGTTTACTACATAGCCATTGCCTTCTGCTACAGCTACCATTTTCTGGATATCGCCCATGATATCTGCATCTGGCTTAGACCAATCAGTAAGCGTTACTTTTGCACTTGCTGGAACGCCATAGTCAATTCCCATGTCAACATGGTTCTCTTTGATTGTTACAGCGCCGGTGGAAAGGAACTGTCCTTTCATAACATTTGCTCTTGTAACAACGCCCTCGAACAGTCTGGCTGCATCATCAAATACAAAGTTTTTCAGTGCTTCATTATCCGGCACACCGTTTTCAATTGCCTGCCGTAAGTTTTCGGACTGATTGATTTTTCTCTTAATGAAGAGTTTTTCAGTCAGGACTTTTTCAAATCCAGGTCTTGTGCCGATTTCTGCTTCGCTATCAAGAGCGTGGACGAATGCAACTTCCGGGAGATTCTGTCCAGCCATAAGTCTGTAATACTCTGCTTTCAGATACTGGGTTTTTGTATCTGGGAAAATGGTATCGAGGATACCTGGTCTTTTAACGCTGAAATTCTGAGAGAAATTAAGTCTTTCTTCTTGGGTAATTGATTCCAAAATATTAAATGGCATTTGTCATACCTCCTTAAAATACTGGGTCTTCTGTGACTACAAAAACAATTCCGGATTTTTCAAGCTCTGTTTTTGCAGTAGTGTCAACTGTTACTGGAAGTCTCTTTTCAAGAACACGTCCTGAGACAATCACAGAAATTGGTCTCTTGGTATCATCTGTCATATCAACATCTTCAAATACAATGCCGATTGCGCCTGTCGCATTTGTTGGATATACGGAACCTGCTTTGATAATTTTCTTAGTTCCAACTGTTTCAGCATTTGTCTGGTCTGCTGTGTAGGTTTTGAGTACAAGTCCGACCTCAGATTCAAGAATATTTGGAGTGGACTCATACTGCTCTGTTTTCATAAAAGCCATTATTTATATCTCCTTTACTTAAATATTTACAGGGGCGTTACCGTCCACTGATTTAGTTTCCTGGTTCTTTTTTGCTGAGTAAGCTTTTGCAAATTCAGCAGCATCACTTTTTACTGTAGCTTTCCCACCGCTACCACCGCCCGGATTCGGAGTGTTTTCCAATGCTTCCTTCTCCCAAGCTGCTTTTGCGGTATCAAGTGCTGTTTTATTTGCTTCGGAAACTCCCTTAACAAAAGTTTCGACTTCTTTCATTGCATCTTCTGGTTTCTCATACGGTGCAGATGCGTATGCTTTAATAGCACTCGCGTATGTTTCGGTTGAAAGTCCTGCATTTGCGAACATAGAAGTAATTTCACTGGTAAGGGCTTTTTTGTTGGATTCTGCAAGCGCAGCTTTCAAATCAGCTAACTCCTTATCCACTGCTTCCTTTTCTTTCTTGCGTTCAGCTTCTAGCCGTTCTGCTTCGGTCATATTCTGCTTTTTCAACTCTTCCAACTCTTTTTCCAGGGAATCTGCTTTTTCAGCTTTTTCCTTCAGAGAAACATTTTTGTCTTTCTCTTTCTTAGTTTCAGCAGAAATAGAATCAAGAAGCTTAGAAACCTGTTCCTCGGAAGGTTCTGCAACTCCCATACCGATAAGTGCCTGTTTTGCCTGTTCTCTTGTCATTGAAATCTCCTTTCTTCCAGTCCAATACGCTTTTTCAACACGGTTCGCTCCGCACATGGTCTGTACCCGATTTACGCTCACGGGCTGTTGCAATTTATTTGATTTTGTGTATTAAAAAAGAAGCCTTAGATTTCTCTAAAACTCCTTAAATAATCGAAATTTGGTTCATTCTTCGTTAGATGGAGAATTTGCCATTGGTTCTGTTTTGGACGGATTTTGAAACTTTCCGTCAAGTAATTGCTGTGCTTTCTGCATTTCCGCTTCCGGGTCTGCCAGTTCCGGGTAAATAGTTCCCAGATACGGTAAACTCATTTCGTAGACTTTCTGCGGATCACTAAATAGCCCACAAGTAATCAGTGCAATAAGCGGATGAATTTTATTTTTGAACAGATAATCAAGTGCTTGTGCTTTTACAAGCATATTGTCTGTTGGGTTTCTGGTTATCTTTACATCAAAATCTCTGGTTGAGATATTAACATCATTTGATGTACCACGGATAATATTCAGAATGATTCTAGCAGATTCCTTTTCAGCTTCCTTGGTGAATGCTTCTACCAATTTTGCATCTCTTTCTGCGAAGTCCCATCCATTACGAAGGTATACAGCATTTCCTGTATCCCCTCCGCTATTGCTTTGGCGGTTTGGCATTGCTTCCACAATCAGCATGTTATTGTAGATATCATCCTTTGCAACCTGGCTCTCTGATTGATTCAATTCAGCGGTCATCAGTTCAACATCCGACTGACAGCCATTTCCAGTATCTTTAACAGAGATGGCGCCAAGTTTTACCATTTCCAAAAACTCGTTTTTATCTACCTCGCAGTTCTTGAACTTCATAAAGGATTGCACAAACTGTTCAACGCCATTTAATCTATCAGACTGGTATTTGTTGATTGCATCAAATAATGTGATTGCAATTTCAACGTCCGAAAGCCTGTCATGATTATTCGGGCATTCAACAATAGGAATCCCACCAAAACCGTTGATGCCATATTCGGTTACTTTTCCATTCGTGATTTTGAAAAACTGGTTCTTTGAATAGCATAAGTAGTATTGTTGCTCATCTTCATCCTTCAAAATCTGAACGGACAGCATTGGTTTTCCGTTCCTCTGCGAATATACAATGTAACAATCACCAGGATACGGAATAAAGATTCTAAACGGCGGTAAATCTCCGTTTTCTGTCCAGTCCTCTTCTTTCAGAATAGCCTTATAAGAAGTTCCTGTTGCACTTTGGTATATTGCTCTCTGGATGTTTCTTGCATCTGCATTGGCTTCATCCAGATAATCATTCAGCAAATCAACTTGCTCATTTATTTTTTTGTCTGCATTTTTCTTTTTACATACATATTGGATTGGTTCCCCGCAAATCTGTCCAGCTTTAAATTTTACAGTTTCAAATGCGTGATTTTCAACCACTCTGTTATTGACTTCTGGACGGACTATTTTGTTTCGGTATAATATCGGCTGATCGCCTTTCATGTACCGATACAAGTAATCAATCAATGTTCGATTTCTATTATGTATGCCAATTGTATCTGATACTACTTTTACTACATTTTGCGGAGTGATTCGGTCAACGCCTGTGTAGGCTACTTTTCGCCCGAAATCACCTCGGCATAAATCTACAAAATTCATTGTATTTCTCAAAGCCGAACCATCCTTTCTACAAAATAAAAAGCACTGGATGTTTTAATCCAATGCTCTACTTTATATTCTACACATATTAAAAGTATCTTTCAGTATACTTCGGTATCATCTTTCGAAACCTTTTATCTTTTTTATTTCTGCTATGGCTTTTAAATGCTTTTTTTTAATGTGAATCTCTGAATAACCCATCTCATCTGCAATGCGAACCAAAGATTTGTACTCAACATAGTGCTTAAATAATATGTCATATAGTAATGGGTCTTCAACCTGTTCTATAGTTCGGACTATTTCTTGTCTTTTTTGTAAAAATTCAGATATCATTTCTGAAATCTCTTCTCGCAGATCAAATATCTTCGCAATCATGTCTCCCATCGGATCACGTTTTACAGAAGTTTGCACCTTTTCCCCAACTGGAATTGCAGATACACTTGTGGAAAGAGAACTGAGCTGTTCTTCTTCGATAAGCTTGTTTTTGATTCTGTTATCATAATTTTCAATTTGTCGTAAATATTGAGCTGTAGTCATCATACTCTATCTCCTTCCCCACATAAAATTTTTGGTTGCTTTTACTTCTGCAAATCTTTTGCCGGCAAGCGTTATTGCAAGCTGCGTAACTCCATCGGCAGCGTCATCATGTTCATTATCACCAATATAGACGAATGTAGTTAATTCATCCATAGCCTTTTGATACTGTTTATTTTGATATTTCGGAGCCAAAAATATAAAATTTTGCTTAACATCCCCGGAATACTGATTTATTTTTTCTTTTTTTGCTTGTTTTGAAGGTGCTTTTGTACTGGTCGTGCTGCAAGCGTATTTATGTTCTTTCAACCGTTCATTTACATAATAGGCATACATATCGCCACCATTATTTGCTTCAAAATTGATGGATTGAATATTATTACCCATGATTCTTCCAACAACTAATGGCAACGTTCCTTCTTTTGGTGCTGTGCTAAAAATCCAATCATATATATACACATCTCCATTTTCGTATTCTGCACCCACTGGCATTGATAAGCTATCGCCACCACCCCACGCAACATCGCAAGCAGAAACATTTTTAACAAATCCACCTTCTGGGAGAACTCCGTTATAATATCTCAATTCGTCAGCTGCAAACACAATTCCTTCACGCAAGAAGGGCTTTTGCTGATATTTAGCTTCCCATTCGTTAGCGTCTAACCTAGCTTTCATATCGACATAATATTTTGTTGAAAATCCAACGCCATAATCATAATCGAAATTCGATTTACCTTCATCATTCAAAGCTGGAATTTTTCTAAACCGATACATTGGATTATCGTGATTTAGCTTCTCGATTTTTCCGAGAGGGTCATATAAATTCCATCTAGTTCCAACCATAAGCTCCCTTGCGCCATCAATCTTACGGTCAACCATCTTGTTCAGATATTCTTGATATGTATTTTCCAATCGGGTAGGGCTTAATGAATGTTGCCTATCTCTTACAAGGTCATCCACGTACAAATAACCATCGGAAGAAATGTCAACGGCACCTGTCCAAGTACCTTCAATACCACGGCAAGTCATTGTTGCAAATCGGTCTGGTTTGTCCAGGTTTATTTCAAAATCATCAGCACTCTGTTTTTGAAGTTTCGATTGCGGAAAAATTTCACTGTAGTTGTATTCCTGTGTATTAATGAGGCTAAGAAGTTCTCCGTAAAATCCTTTTGCCAGTTTTCCAGAATGACCACCCATGGCACTATGGCTATTCGGTCTTTTTCCCATTATCCATGACATAAAGAAAATACACATAGTAGATTTTCCAACACGGCTCGGAAGTGATAAGCCGTAAAACTCTATCTTTCTTTCTTCCAAATCTTGTAGGTCTTTGGCTACTACATGTAGTGTTTTTTTTCGTGGAATATAAAATTTCTTGCTGTCCGGTCTATTTTTTTCCATATAAAGCAAGTAACTTTCAAATAAATGTGGTGCTTCCAATAATAAATACTGCCAGTAGATATCGTCAAAATTACCACTTCCAGTTAATGCAGCACACTTCTCTGCTATGTTATGTGAGTATTGACTTACTTTCATAGCCATTTTCCGTGTTTCTTGGTTCTTGTTGAAAGGAAGGTCAATATTCATATTTAAGAGCAAATCAAGGCAATCTTTTTGATTTTGATAGATTGTCATGTCACTATTGATAATCTGATTTAGAACTGCCCGATACCATTCGAGCGAGCCTTCTGTAATTTTTCCCATAAAAATAGAGCCAGACCTCCTTTCTTTTTAGAATTTAGTCTGGCTCTTTGGCTCTCTTGACTTTTCTTTTTGTTTTTTTGTATTCTAAATATTTTTCAAAACTATATTTTTCACAATATCTACAATTTTCTAATCCATCCGGTTCTGGATGTATACACGGAATGTTCCTTAATTTGCACCATACCATTCAATCACCTAACTTTCTGCAAATTTCAATAAAATCTGGCTTACTAAGTTCTTTCAACTCGTTGGCATACTTCGGAAATTCATGTGTATATATCGGATGACCTAAAAGTTTTTCTGCGTATTCGTATGCAAGTTTTCGGTCATCCCCTGTAAGCATACAAATTCCTGTATAGGTTTCAATTACTACGGCTTCTTGTTTTGTCATACATATCCTCACTTGATAAAATCATCTTTTTAATTCCGTAAAAATATTTTCAATTACTTTCCACTCTGCGAATACTGCCATGATCAATAATGGTACTGTCGAAAACCCCCAATTATTTTCAATCATCATTTGAATTGTGGCTATCAAATAATCTGCTACCCATTTGAATATTATGAAATTCGCAATTATCCAAAATATTTTTCTGATTTTGTTCATTTGGTCACCATCTTTCTTTTTGATTTCAAGTATTTTCTGTATTTGCGACTGTATTTACGAAGAATCAAATCAAGCATAATACTATTTGTCTGTTCTGTGATTTCTGACATAGTTGTGAGATATGGATAATCTTCTCTATCATCTACTAATGTCTTGAAGATCAAGTCTAAAGCAAACTGAGCACTGACAGGTGGGTCGCACAGTTCAAAGTCTTTATCCTTGTACCACTCATCAATCTTATTTTGGAATCCATCAAAGGATATTTCTTCGTTCCATATCATACATTCACCTCAAATTCTTTCTTGCAATTACTACCCTTGCATTTCAACTTCAAGTGCTGAATCTTCGTGTTTGGGCTAATCAGAAGTGCTTTCTTTTGGCAAAAAGGGCAACAGGCGTATTTCACTCCATTGATATTACTCAATAATGCCTGTCCATTCCACGGTTCGGGTGGGTTCATATATTCAGAAAAATCTATTCCTTCGGATTCTAATGCTGACTTAATGCTCATTTATTTACCTTTCTATTTCTTTTATGCTTTATTGGTCTTCCCTTTTTGGCTGCCATTTTTATCATTAGCCGCACAACAGATTTAAAAACATTATCAAATTTTCGTTTCCCTTTTCTTCCAGCAATTTGTCTAAATTTTGGCTTTTTATTCATTTTTAAGCAGTTATTTGGTATTTTCTTAAAACCAATTTTCATGGCTTCTTCAATGCTTATTTTTTCTTGATCCATTAATTTTCCTCCGTTTCGGAATGCCATGCATTTTACGGAAATTGTTCTTGTTTATTCGATTTGGGGCAAATAGTGTCCAAAATAGTTCATCACTTAATTTACATTCAAGTTCAATACTTAACGGCTTGCCTATGCTACAAAGTGTTCCGTCCTCATTTCTGTGTAGAATACCGCCTTCGATAACACTACCATCCGAAATTGAAATCTCTGGTATTTCTTCAATCACTTCACCATTACATGTAAAGAAATGCTTTAATTCTTCCTTTTCATCCATATCAGCACATTCCTTTGTTTTTCCTTAAATTAGCGTATCGGTCAACTATAACATCTATTGTTGTATAAAGCTGATTGATTGTGATGCAATCATCCTGGTGGCGTTGTTCATACCATTCGATAGATGGATGACCAGTATTTACATTTTCAACTTCATCAGTTGGAAGCTTCCAGTTATCATTTTCAAGAAGCTTTTGGTTAAGTGTCTCCGATAAAGCTTTATAGTCCAGGATTATATGCTGTTTCTTCTCACATTCTTCAGATAACCGAACAACTTCTTCTTTCAACTGATCTATTGTCCAGCTCTTCAAATCTTCAATTCTCATGGCATTCTCCCTCTATCTTGTAGCCCAAGTAACTATTTTATTCTTACACTGTGGACATATAATATATTTCTGCTTACGACCATGTCCAGATGGCATATTTGTAGTAAACACTTTCTCTATACATTCTTCTTTTACGTCTTCACACTCGTCATAGCTCAATAGCGCACCGCACTTATCACAAGTTGTTTCTTTTTTTGTTCCTGTTTTTAATATTTTAATCATGTTTTTCCTCCCTCTTTTCCCTGTGCTTCATCTGGCAGGCGATCATTTTAGCTATGTTCTCACGTTCCTGTTTTATGCCATGTCCCTGGCGGAACAGCTCACACTCAAGGATATTTCCGCAGTGTGAGCATTCGTCTTTGATTTCTTTACCGCATACCTCAATCATTTTCATCACCACAGTAAATCAGTAAGTAATTTGCAAGTTTTCTAAGGTCATTATTCCCATACAGGCGAATACCATCTTTCAATCCTCTGTCAACCAACCAGTCTGCTAACTTTATTGGTTGTGTAGGTGGTTCATCTTTGGATTTTTCTATCTTAAAATCATCGATTAAACCACCTCTATTTATAAGTTCAGACAAATCACTCATGCTTGTTCTCCTCCCAACATTCACAACTATCATACATGCATCTAAAGTCTGCGCAATATTCACTATCGACATTGAAGCAAACACATGTGAAGTTATCATGTTTTCAACAATTCTTGCAACTTTTTTCATTCATAAATTACCTCGATTTAGAAAAATCCAGTGCGCCGACTTGAACGGCATAAATCTCCCAACGAGAAACACTGGAACTTTAGGGGGAAAATGCAACTTCTGGCAATGGCAATTTGCCAGATAGAAACAACAGGAATCGAACCTGTGTCACATGATATTGAGTATCATTGCTCTACCACTGAGCTATGTTTCATATCACCGCCTGTCACGGTCAGTTCTTTTGAAAAGAACTGGGATGGGTTTCACTTTTGTTTCATTCAACAGTAATACAATTGTATCTTTCCGAATTGATCGTGTTCTCCATAGCTTCAATTGGATTGTATCCAAGATTCTGTAAGATTTGTTTGAAAACTGTTACAGATTGACCACTTGCAAGTTGAACGCCTTTTCTTTTTGAATCCGCATGAAATACGTCATGTCTTCTTTTAACATTCCAGAAAATAATGTTTGGAATAACGTATCCGGCTTTATGGAACTTGTTTGCCATCTTATCATAAAACGACCAATTGCGATTTCCGCAATAATCAATTTCCATATCAGAAATTACGACAATAGCTTTTGGCATTTCTTCCTGTGAAATATTATTTTTTTCTGCTATATCAAGCACCTTTTCAAATGCAGCTTTAAGGTCTGTACTATTGCCCCAGTCAGCCCTTTTAGCATTATTGATTTTCTGTGAAAGGGCTTCACCCTTTAAAACAACTGTTTCTGGATTGCTCGAAAATGTCATAAACAAATTGTGGTATGCCCCAACATTTCTTTCGGCAAAGTATATTGCCAATCCGATTGATGTTGCCATTGGTCTTCCATACATTGAACCGGATACATCAGCCATAATCAAAGCGTTTGTTCCCTGTTCTATGTAATTTGGGAGTGCTTTCCATTGTGCTTCAAGAACTTTATTGTTCTCTCGTCCGTAAAGGATTTTTTCCACGATGTCATAAGGATACAAAGTTGAAGCGTTGATTTTAACTTCTCCTTTATCAGCCTTATTAATAAAATCATTAAATCCATCTGGATCATGTTTTGCAAAGGCCTTGCGATAAATCATCATTGCACGGCTCGGAACTTCTGGATATTTAATCTCATTCCATTTACCGGCAGACATAAGGCTTTCAACAACACCGATCTGTTTTCTCATGCTACGAACAATTCTCTTAAAGTTGTAGACTGGATAACCCAACTTCTGTGCAGTCAGAATTCCTAACTTTCTAGTTTCTGTGCTACTTGCATCGGCGGTCTTAATCCATTTAGCAAGCAAAGAAATTGCTTTCCCTTCATTAAGATTCTTCAAATCTTCCTCGAACTGATTTTTCATGGTTTTCCACATATCATCTTCCAATGGTGTTCCAATCAGTTCATAGAGGTCATCATATCTTCCGAACACTCCAATTAAATCAAGATTCGGTCTGAGTGCTTCTGGATGATGTTCAGCCATGTAGCGGATAATGGTTCGGAAAGTTTTTCTCTCTCCAAGCCCACAACGAATATCTCTTGCATAAAAAGCAATCTTTGTGGCAAAGAGTTTATCCTGCGCAAATGCTTCTGAGAATAAAGTGGTGATTCTATTTTCATCAGCTTCTCTCAATGCACCAATAGTTCCGAACAGGTCAAGTCTTGCATCGCTTGTAGTATTCAGCGCAACTGCTCCGTTTTCGGTTCTTGTAAATTTGTTTTCTTGTTTCATTGCATTTGCAAAATCCATGCTTTTTCTCCTTTCAGGACACGAAAAATACAAAATATACGAATTAGATTTTATTTAAGTGAGTTGCTGCAAGCGTCCCATAAATTTCATGATGCTTTTTGGTTTTATGATTAACAGTCATATCCAGAATAATTGCTGTAAGCATCACATAATTGCCCCAACAGGATTTGAACCTATAAAATTATTTGTAGTGAAGAACACAAACATGTTCTAATCGGTTTTCCGTAACCGATAACCGGGGCAGTGACGAGGGATGGATTCGAACCACCAACCTATGCCTTGTAATGGAGTAAATTGCTGTTATAGTCACAAACATGACTAATATTCTCATTGCTCTGTCCAATTGAGCTACCTCGTCTAAAAACCAACAATAGCTATGCTAAAGTAAGATATCCTATCTACACCTGGTAGATGTAATTGCAGGAGACGGATTCGAACCGCCGTTCTCAAGGATATGAGCCTTGCGATATTCCACTTCTCTATCCTGCCGGAACCCGGAAAAACCGGGTTAGCAATAGGTTTATCGTGTTATGCTTTCCACTATCTACAAGTTTTAGTGCTGTAGATTCACTGGATATTTTTATGCGTCTTAGAACGGCATCTCTTGAAAACTCCTTTTATTAACGTGCGCTGCGTTAATATTTTTAACTCAGAGATATACCAGCCGGGAAATCAGATCCATTTAGGCTACGCCGTATCGCACCTAAATTTACCCAATCCACACACTCAACTGGAAGTTTTTTCCACCCATATTACGGATGAATGGCATTTAGAAGAAATGGAAGCTCTGGGATTCGAACCCAGGACTTACGGCTTATGAGGCCGTTGCTCTTACCGCTGAACTAAGCTTCCTAAGATACCGAATTATTTGACCGCCATGACAAACAATCCGGCACTGTTGCAGTTCTTGACCACCAACCGCAACAAAGGTTTTCTGAAACGCTTTTAGATTTCAGAAAAGAGTGTTATAAAATGAACTTGCGGCGTTAGCAAAACCGCAAACTGGGCTAACTGGATTCGAACCAGCAAATATAGCAGTCAAAGTGCTATGCCTTAACCGTTTGGCGATAGCCCATTATCACCCGGGCGCACCATTAAAGCCCGGGGAAGTCGTGATATATAAGTTTATGTAATTAATATAATAAGTAATTAGCACTTACGCTACTCTGGATGCCTCGACTTATCACTTTCATAGGCTTTCCCGAGCCTACATGGATTAAGTCGAAGCTGCGCTTTTATGAATTTAACCCTTTCGATTAACTCGATCGGGATAATTCCAATTGGAATCGGTAAATACATTTGTCACCTCGTGCAAATTAAGAAAATATTCAGTGCAAAACATATTTCTAAACAAATGCAGAATAAAATCTGTATTACGTTTGTCTTTCCTTCTTCGTCCAGTATGGCTAAAGTTCCAGCAAGAACCAGAACGAAAAATGCAAGATTTACAGCTGTTCCGATTACATTAAGTGCATTCATTTTCTTTTTCCTCCCCAATTAAGAAATTCAAAATCTTTTCTGTAATCTCTTCTTCTGGCTCAAATGGCATTCCGCAGTAATTATAGGATTCTAAAGCCGATTTTAGGCTTGATTTGAAGCCATTGTAAATTTCTCCGTGCTGTAGCAGTTCGTGCCTTAAAACTGAAATTGCATCAGTAATTGATTGAGAAGTAACACTAATTTGTGCTAGGCACTCCATTTCAATATCTGGAACTGCCATCATTTCAAATTTAACCACTGGTATTTTATCTACTGCGGTGTGGAAATCAACTGAGCGTATATTCGGAACTTTGTTTCCATCAATAAAGATTTTTGTACCAAGCCAGTCATAGGGGTTGGGGTTTGTGATCTTCACTATCGGCATCTTCGTACCCCTTTCTTTTAGTTTCACAGTAGAGAAGAAGGTGTTTCGCAATCTCTTCCAACTGCAGAATGTTGTATTTTGGAATTTCCCATGTTTTTTGTTCCAATAGTGGGGAAAGTGGAATGCCTTCATTTGGTAGTTCGCAAGTTACTGTGGCATTGATAAGCATAGAGGCTACATCAATGGGGGATTCGGGAAGACTATCCTTGTTATCACTTATTGGTGCATCCGGCATGAATAACTTTTTCCATTCTCCGTTTCCATTTGAAAATAATTCTCCGTTTTGCAATTTAAGTGTTCTAATAGCTTCTCTTGGAATATCTTCTTCTTTTTCACATTTACAAATATCATTCCCAATTATGTATAAAAAACAATTCATCCTTCTTCCACCTCCCCGAAATATTTCTTGTAAAGGTCGATATCGGCAAAACCTAATTTTTCCTTTACTTCTTGAATGCTTTCCAATTCCAAATCTAAATAGGAAACATCTGTTTCCACGACTTTTACATCAATGTCGCCTACTTGTTTCATATGCTCACGTATTCCGGCTTCAACAAGCGTGTAGCAAGAAAACCAGTTTCCTTTAGCCGTTATAAAATACGTTCTCATCTGGTATGAACCAAACCAATTCACTTTTTCTTTATCAAGTTCGATAACTTTTATTGCTGTTTCGGTGTTGTATAACTTTCCATCTTTACAAATTGCTTTTTTATGAAAATAATTTGTTTTCTTTTCAACTCTGAACACGCCATGCGCTATTTCTTCTGAACTAAAGCCTTGGGATTCAGAAACACCTTTTTTATTTTTTGAGAAAAATTTAAGCACGTCTTTTCCTACCAAAATATTCATCAACTGCCTGTCTTACGATATCCGATACACTCCTGTCCGTCCGGTTCTTCTCTTCCAGGAGTCTTTTTTTCTGTTTTTCGGAAAATCGGATGCGGATGGATTCGGATTGTGGGTTATACTTTTTCATAGGTAGTATCCATCTCTACGGAAAGAATCGGTTTGTCATCGGCTTTAGCCAGAAGCGTAATACCTTTCCCATTCTCCCAAGATGATGTCATGAGTTGAATATTTGAATTTCCGGTTTCATTACAAATATTCAAAAGCTGTTGTGCTATATCCATCAACTTTGACCGAAGGTATCCGTCATTGCTTACTATTTTTTCCATCTTGTGCCTACCTTTCTGCGAATGTTATCAGTTATCACAAATCGTTTATTGCCTTTAATTTCTGATTAGCAATTTCGACCTGAGAAGCAAGTACGCTACGTGTCACATCTCTTATAAACGATTGTTCTAGTGTCATGCTTTCACTGTAAAACAACGTCGGAGCTGTGAGTACATAGATTTCAATATCCAAATTACAAAGCTGTCTCCATATTTCTTCGATTTCATTCTTGGTATTTCCAATATCATCAACTCCGCAAATAATTAACGAATCACCCTTTTTCATGTTTTCACAAAGAAGTCTAAAATTATTATTTTCATCTGCCAAATCGAAAATAAACGAGTCAATTTCTTCGTTCAAAAGTATCTTTTTCTTTGCTTCCAACGGGAACCATAATCCAGATTCTCTTGCGTATCCTATCTTCATGTTTTATACCTGCCTTTCTTGGTACTGCCTTATTTAGTGTTGGCAGAGAAACAGTTAAGGCTTACTGCTTTCGTGTTCGAATCACTATCCCTGCCATGTTAAGGAGAGCTTTTTTTGTTTTTTCGAGTGGTTTCGGTGGTGACTACCGCTGACTGGGGTTTTATATATACCCCCTCCCGGTCATCCAGTGCGGACGCTGGCAAGTCAGCCCGCCGCCCCATGGGAACCGCTGCCCTTGCCTGGTCGCTGTTATTCGGATGCCTTCGGCAGTGGTCAAGGGAATGCTAGAAGCTTTATCGTTCCATCTATACGACAAACACAGATTTGTCTTATAGATCTATTTATTTTTCTATACATTATGCACAATTATAATCGTTATTACTGTACATGTTGCATAATCCCATGTGTTTACTGCCTTTTGTCCGTCCATTGTGTACATTTTTACCGCTTCTATTGGTTCTCCCAGGCTTTATAGCTCCGGTTTTTCCATCTCCGGAAGCTGCAAAGCGGCTTTGTGCTTCTCTGCGATCTGCTGCGCGGTCTGCTGTGGTACGCCGTACTGCTGCGCAACTTGCACTGGTGCAGTTTCTGCCATGCCATAGGCGGCTTTTGCAACAAATATCAAATTCGCATTTGTTCCGGTCTGGTTATGTAGTCTATTAATTGCACAGTTTTTGCAAATATCAAACCATTTTTTAGCCGTGTCACCATGTGAAGAGTTTGTTCTATACACTCCATTCATCCAGTCAGTAAACGTTGTACGATTAATCCCAACTAAAAAGCTAAATACTTCTAGGGTTGGTAATACATGATATTTACTGCATAATCTCACATAAGTATTAAACATTTTATCTAATAGCTCTATATTGTCATTACTTGGCTTTTGTATATGATCTGCAATATAAAAAATCATATCTACAAAGCTATCTGATACTTCTTTCTTATAGTTTTCGTTATCTGGTGATATACATAATACAGTATTTATATATTCATCAGCATATATATTAATATTATCTAAATAGATTTCTATATCTTGTACATTTACTGTATTATCTTTCATATTATCACCTCACTTTAACACGTTAATTTATAAATAAAAAAAAGAGAATGTCACCAGGTAAAGCTTATTCCCGGAAAACTTCCGGGTGTTCGGGTACATTCTCTAAAACTCAAATTAAAAAAATATTCTGTTTTCTTTGTTGCTGATACCTTAGCACAGTTTTTAATATCTTGTCAAATTTAATTTTGCATAAAATAAAACCCATTATTTTGTCAATAATTAATAAATAATAATTAGGGTATTATATTATAATCTTTATTTATATTTATAT